GCGGTTCTCAGCTCTGTTCGGCCTCGAGCTCCGCCTCGAACTCGGCCGCGATCGCCGCGATCGCGAAGCCGAGGGCCTCGGTGATGTTCGCGGCGGCAGAGATCGTGCGGTGATTTTGTTACGGTACGTTATATTAGATACCGTAACAATTTCATTGGGTCCTTTGACTTGGCTAGAGCCATCTTGAGGGTTGTATCCTTCTCGGATTTTTGGATAATATCCAATGCCATTCCCACTAGGGCTGCTTTTCCGAAGCCGGCAGTCTGAATAGTCCCCCTGAATGCTTTGTATATTGCCTTGACGTTATAACACCACTGTAATTCCTCATTGTTTACCACCTTCATGGCTTTACTTTTAGGTACTACAGCTTCATAAGTCGCGGCGTACATCCGATCAACTATGTAGCCCAATTTCTCCTCCATCTCTAGCTCTCTTGCAACAGCAACTGAATAGTCATAGACTCCTTGTAAAGCTGGCACTTCCACTTCCCCCTTTCTAGTTGAGCCAGCTTTCACTTGCTTTGTTATTGAAGCATCAATAGCTTCTGAAATGCCGCCTGCCACTCTGTGTGTCTGCTTTATTGTATACATGTCTTCCACTGCCATGCCACAAATAATAGCTTGTCTTTGGTAGTAAATGTGTCTTAGCTTGACTATCATATCTAATGAGATTCCTCTGTGGATGCAATCTGAAAATCTGTTCTCCATAGCTTCAACTAAGTCTCTTGCATCCGTGGACATCTTGGACTCTATCCTTGAGTGCATTAGTGTTGCTATTGCCCTTGTCAGGTATTGCCCTTTGCTACCTCTAGCATGATCAATCCTTAAGAACTCAGCTATCCCACCGAATGCACATTTGCTTGGTTGTATTCTAATATTCAGTTCTCTTCCACGTTTGATTGATTGCTGGGCTGTCTTCAGAGTGGTGGTGCCTATCAGTACATCATCCCCGTTATGTAGGCTTGAACCTTTTTCTTTCGTTCCCTGGCATATCTCGTCTGTGTATACCGCGTTCAATACTGAGTTCACGAATGTTGTTAAACGCCAACCTGATAGCAGAGTTGCCTTTGAAGCATATGTTTTTTTTAAACCCATGTTATCGTTGATTACCATGTGGTCTATAGATGCGGATGTCCATCTGATTGCCCTGAGTTGTCCCTTAGAGAACTTATCTGCAAATGTGTCACCGTATGCGTCTATCACTGCTTTCATTGATGCTGTACTGTGCTGACTGTTGAAGTCCTCGAAATCTAGACAGTAGGGTAATCTGCTCTTTAACACTCCTGTAACCCTGTTCACTACATTTGCATCGTTAGCATCTTTTCCGACTGGGAATCTTTTGGGTAGTACGTTTTCACAGTTGTAGAATGCGAAATTAGACACTATGTAACTTGTTATGTCTGTGCCATAGATCGCTCTCAACTTTCCCCACTCATATTTAACTGATGCCCAAGCGTGAAGCTGAGGTTGCCTGTGAGTGAAATATGATTCCGGGAAGTGGGGCATGTTACTGATGGCAATGAATTTATTTTTTAAATTCCTGTCTGTCCGTATGACATATTTTTCATCTTCCGCGTGTTGCGAATGTACGCTGCCCGCTGCTGACCACTGCCATCTTGAGTTCCAATACTTGTCCCATTCCATAGAAATTGGTTGCCGCCCCACTGATGCCGCTTGTAAGAATATCCTCCTTGCTGCGACGTAGGTTTGATCATATGATAGTGTTGTCACATTCGGGTTGGTTCTGTGTTCCATTTCAGTCCTCCAGTCGACTGATCCGTCTATTCTGTTGACCAATGTGTCAATTTCAAATACGCTACGTAGATCAGTCGTAACAATGTTCTGTAGTGACTTCGCTTCCACTGATATGGACTTTGCAACCAGCTTGAACTCGCTAACATTCCTACACTTGAATAAGCCTGACCTGCTGATTTGCTCCTGTAAGTCCCTGCTTAACTGGTTGTACCATAGCAACACTCCGGCGCACATTGTCATCGTTGTGTCCTCCGGTAGCCTTGTTGCGTCAGATGACAATGCCTCTTTTTGTCCGATTGCCTGGATGACCTCCTGGACCGTGAAGTGTATGTGATGTTGTGCTGAGATTTTCGTATTTGACATCCTGAGCATCTCAAGTTGTGTCCTCATCCTGTTCATTTTTCTCTCTGGGTATCTATCCCTGAATATTGCCTCCTCGTTCAGTGGTTCGTCTATGTAGATAGAATCGTACAGACCATTGAAGTGTCTTGTCATGATGGCGATCATACCTTTCTGTCTGGTAATTATGTATTGATCTACCTTGGCAAATCTATACGTCCTGTCTGTGCCTTGTAGACGTAAGCCCCTCATTGTGACGCCCTGAACAACCACATTTGCCTCACCCCCTGAACCAGGAGCAAGGTCACTGCCTACCAATACATGTGTGGCGTCTTCGAATGGTACTGCTTCAATGTTGTCGATATCGCAGTTCACGACTTTAATGCACATAGGTACGTAGCCCTGCCGCATTCTGAAGTGTAGTTGCATCCCGCTCCGTGTGCCATAAGAGACTACTAGTCCGGCTATATCGCCGTGCTGTTCGTCAATGCCGTTTGCCGATATATATGAGTTTTCGCTATATGGAAGATAACCGTGTTTTAGGTTTTCTACTCTGCACCTTGAGCAGGGTCTGCTTCCAGCGGTGGTTCGATAGGTACTGTGGTAGCAGCCGTACCTCTTACTACTGGGTGCTCGGGTGCTAACTCCACTTGTGTCTCTTGAAAACCCTGCACTCTGGTACCCCCCCTATTGTATACCGAAAACCTAGACTTCTCAAATCCTGATGTGCTACCCACTCTGAAGGTGGTTGGTACCCTCCTAGAATCAACCATTGTAGTTGGCCTATGTACTAGCTGCCGTTGTTTCCATGCACAGACATCAATGACCGGCATATCGATAACTATGTGACACTCGCCGTAAGTATCAAGATGTATGGCATCAGGTATGTCAACATGTCTACCCTCGCGGGCGTGTGATGAAGTTACTCTCATTAGGTCGAAGGTTCTTGTTCTTGCAAATAATTCATACACCGCTATGACTGAATCTTCAGCATTTGCATATACCGGGTATAGTTCACCTGACCTAAAGTGCTCGATCTGTACTTCGTGCCCGAATAGTCTGTAGGCATTTGCTATCTTAGCTGCTGTGGTTGCTTCAACTAATCCTTGCCGATTGACTTGGAATGATTGCTTAGGTGCCAGATGCTGTAAGATTGGATAGTCCGAGCTTACTGCGCCTAACAGTAAGGAACCTGAAACATATTCAGGTACTGTGTCAAATAGTAGATAGCCTGGGTGTTCATCGTCGTATACCTTGTCAACCACCAGTTTCTTGATCCCGTACATGGCAGACAGATCATATGTCAAATGGCAGTTCGTTGTAAAACAACTCATTGTTTCTTTACCCGTTACCAAACTTATCATAGCCGCACGTGCCTCGATTGTATTTAGAATCCCGAGCTCGGCGTCTGATGATGCAAACACATCATCCCAAGATTTGCAGTCCTCCGAATAATTTGATACCATACCATATATCCCCACCCAGAAGGCGTATGTTAGTATCGAAGATACTGTTATAAAGTTGGATGGTGCTTTGCCTTCATCGAAAGTGAAAGTACTTGCATTTAAGTCATGTACGTTCGGTTCCCCGCCTAAGTTCGTTGGAACTCTCGCTCTTGTTGGTGAGAACCTTGATAAATTGACGACTGTTATCGCTTTTGACCATAATATGCTTTCATGATATGAAGGTAATGGCTGAGTAGCAATAGCACCCAATAGTTCTAGGGCTGAAGCAAATTCTTGTTCAACTCTGTTCAATCTCACATAATCCATGATCCAAAGCCAGATGACGTTCGGTCGTTGCCAGTATTCTCCAAATAGTTTAAGCACCCCGCTTGGTGCCATTCCGATTGGATCCAACAGTAGTTCGTCGAATGATAGTGGATCTATTGGTATGTCGGCTGAGAGTCCACTCGTACCTGCTGAACCCAGTACATGTGCCATATAGAAAGAAACTTGTTCAACGCTATTGCTTGAGTACTTCATGACGTAGGGTCTGCTCCAAAAGTTGGCACTATCCCTGTATTCCATCTTGTATGGTGTATCGTCCTCGCCAGCTGGTGGGCCTAGTGTAATGATATAATCTTTGTCACCATAATCACCAGTCATGGAGTATCCTATATGTGAATCCATAAAGTCTGATTTCGATATAGATACCTTGCCATCTTTACCTTTCATATCCACATAGAGTCTGGCTTTGAGCCACGAAACTAGCATATTGTATATGTATGCTTCCTGGCTGTCAACTATGTTGTCGGTAGATGCCAATGCCCTGAGATCTTCTTTGTTTAGTCTCATACCCGGTACCGTCCTTGAATATTCATCAATGGCCCTAAGAGGGTCATAGACTCCGTCCTCATCGATATATTTCTTATTGTAACCGTAGAAATTTGACCGTGGTACTGGTCTAGTTATTGCAAACTTTGCGCCGGTAAATTGAAAGTGGGAAGCCAAACGTAGTCCGACCGAGTACTTCATGTCGCCCAGTCCCATTATAGCCCTGGTTCTGTTTACCATTGTAAATCTTCCGTCCCCAAACTTAGGCTCAAAAGCCGCCCCAACTCCTAGTTTAGCAAAGCTGTTGATGTATTCAGATAGCATGGGGGTAGATGTGCTTTGAAAAATTTTCATGCTTTGAAAAATTTTCGTAGAT